GCTACAGCAGAAGGCTTGATATCACGGTTTACCCAATCGAAGTGTTCACCTTTTGCCCAATCTTTATTATCAGCAGTAAGGGGGGCTTTAATAAACACGGGCCAGTCAATTTGCCAGCCCAAGTAGTGGGGATGTGCCATTTTATTCTCCTAGTCGGGGTTGGAGTCCTTGCTAACGAGCGTAGCGAGGGGAGGGAGGGGATACCCTAATTAAAGGATACCCCCGAGATGAAAATTAAGGTTAGGCGATGACAGTGTTGAAGAACACGCCCAGATCAGCACCCACGACCTTCATGTCGTAAGCCATCTTAACCTGAATATGTTCCGCAACCTGCTGACGCTTCAGTGCATCATCCGAGAACGATTCCACGGTAACGCCGAGGTTGTTCGCACCGGGGATGTTGTTCCAAGCGAAGGTCATACCAGCAGCCGGGGTCATCAGACCAGCCGAACGGGGAGTATGGACCAGCAGAGCCGCTTTACCACCGATGAATGCGTTGCTTTCTGCGACACCTTCAACCGAAGTGTTCTTGACAGCTTCCATGACGTAGAAGTTTTCTACTTCAAAGATCTCAGCCAACTTAGCATTGGTGATGAGAGCAGTGTTGGCCACAGTTGCACCACCGTTCAGGCGGTCCAAGATGTCCGGGTGGTTAATCAGGATGTCACGGACTTCCTTACCGACAACCATCGTATTCGGCTTGAAGCCGCCCGACTTAAGCTGCATGGTGCGACGAGCAGTGGTCACATCAAGGATCGGGGTTGCGTTGGTGTAATCCGACCACTGGGTAACTTCAGCAGAGGTGTCGTTGTCAGCGTTAGCAACACCAGTGTATTCGGTGCCCCAAATGCTGGTCGAGAAGAACGTAGAAGCAAATTGCTCTTCACGGTGGATCATCAGGCGCATGGCCAGAGTTTCAGCACCAGCAGAGCGGATGTTCAGCATCTCGTCTTCGTTTGCAAGCGTCTGCTCGTCGAAGTCCATGCCAAGGCCATACACGTCAGCAAAGTAGGACGAGTTGGAGATCGACATGCCGATGCGGTTGACTTCAGTGCGAGGGGCGAGCTTTTGCACGTCGCCAGCACGGTTCATGTTGTCGCGGTCGTAGATGTAATATTTATCCGACTGACGGGCGACACCAACGGTCGGGAACACTTTGTCCGCAATGAAGTTGGTTTGTTCTTGCACATATGCCAGCGTCAAGTTAGAGAGCGGCTGGTCGATATGCACCTGCGAGGGGGTCAAAAGAGGCATATTATTATTCCTTTCTATGCTCTAGATTAGGCCGGGACGACGTTGCCGCCTTGGATCAGCTCGATAGCGATGATTTGACCATCGACACCAGCTTCCAGAGCGTAACCCAGAACAACATCACCAGTTGCAGCAGTCAGTGCATCACCGTTTGCATCGGTCTGGACAGCAGCACCAGCAGCAATCGTGCCACCAGCTTCAACCATCACTTTGCCCGAGATAGCAACGGTCACAGCGGCACCAGCAGCGCCACCAACAAGGCAGACACCGATAGCGTTCTCACCAGCAGCATCTGCCAGATCGACTTGACCATCCGATTCCAGAGTAACGAACTTGAATTGTGCTGCCGAGAGGTCTTCGCCAGCGATAAAGGTGCGGGTATCCCGCGTTTGGATCACAGCCATAATTATTCTCCTTTATAGGACTTTGCGATCAGAGCTTTGCCTTCGTCGGTCTTGGCGACAGCAGCGTATGCAATAGCATATTGGCTCTTTTTCAGGTTGTTCTCGTCCATGTAGCTTTTAACGAGAGCGTCGATTTTATCAGAGGCAGGGGCGAAATCACCATCAACATCCGATTCACCAAATTCAGTCATGGTCCCTTCAAAGAGCCTGTCAGCAGCCATTAGAATAGCCATAACTTCGTCATCAAGGTCGAACTTAAGCAGAGCTTTAGCAGCCTTGACATCAAAGTGGGGGAGGGTTTCAGTGGCCCGCTTGGTCAATTCCACGTCAGCCTTCTCGATAGCTGCCGCTTCCAGTGCCTTTAGGACCGGGGCAGGGATGTCCGACTTAGCGACCATTTCCCCTTCGATTTCCATCATCTCGACTTCAGCTTTCTTTTCGACAGCTTCAGCTTTGATGACAAAACCATTGTCAATAAGTGCCTTACGCAGACGCTCATTCTCTTTCTTAAGCAGGTCCACTTCAGGGATTTCTTCTTCCTCTGCGGCCTTCTCTACAGCGGGAGCTTCAGCTTCCTCTGCTTCGGACTTCTTCATATCCATCTGATAAGCCTTCATGGCTTCCTCTTCAGACATACCCTTGTCGAGATAGGGCTTGAGTTTATCTTTCATGTCATCAGACATCTTAGTGGTATCTTCAGTCATTTCTTCTCCTGAAGTGTCGCGCTTAAAAAGAGAGACCATCGCTTGTGCATTGGCGGGCCGATCCACCAGAGACAGTTCCTCTAGTTCAAGCTGTTTAAGAAGGTTAGGCATCAGTAATCCTCCTTCACTGCCCGACCGCCAATACTAAATGCGGCCAACTCACCACTCTTAACCATGTTCCATACGTTGTCGTCGTAAACCTTGTAAGCTACGATCCAACCTTCACGATCAGAGTGAATACCCAGAGCATCTCCGATTTCTTTGGTAATAGGCATCGAATGAACGACAACACCGACTTGATCGCCAGTGTGCATTGCCTTACCAATACGGACATGTTCCATAAAATTGTTTACTGCCTTGACGAGCGTATCGGGTTCAATTACGTCACCCTGACGGTCAATGACAGGTTCGCCCTTTTCCGTAACGACAGAAGCCCAGCCATAAACCATGCGCTGTTCGTCGTCAGTCTTAAGGATCTTACCTTCTAGATTAGCTTTAGTCATTTCACCCACCGATGTATCTGCTTCCCACATGCGACACGACCAGTAACGTGCAGAGGTCTTATCTGTCGCTGTGTCACAAGAATGCCGGGAACGGAAATTAGCGCGGGCTTTAGGATCATCCCTACGGATTTCCATATTAGGATCGCCGAAAGTTACGCGCTTTACTTTGTCGCCATCTTTTACGAAGACTTCAAACTTCTTACTGCCACCCTGAATACGACGTGGCTTGTTGAGAGTGACCTTTTGGCCCTGATACTCAGCCTTCTGGAGGTCTTCCTTTAGGATCTCTTGGATGACAACCCGTAGGGCCTCTAGGCGGATGTCTGAAGGCTCTTCTTCCTCTTCTGGGGGAATGCCAGCCAAACGCTCGTAGTAGGCAATGTAGTCGTCCTCAGAGGCTCCCGGCATGTAGACTGCTTGTTCGTTGTAATCTGTAACGTGAATGTCGCCATTTAGACCAAGGTCCATACTACGGGCACGGGCTTCCATCTCAGTCGTGAAGATGTCGTTGGCATATTGAGCCTTAAGCGTAGCGGTGGCGTCAGCATTCTTGATAGCACTATAAGCAGCGGCCATTGCCCGTCCTTCATCTTTTGTGTCGCTATATACGGAGTTGAAGACTTCCATGAACTGCCGCTTCTTAGGCTCAGGCACATTCGAGGGGACTTTGCTAGGAGACGAATACGGCATATTAGATTACCTTAGCCAAGTAGCCCTGAAAGCTGGTGAATACGACGAGGTTGTTTGAACTTGAATCTACTCTAACCCTAATGTCGCAATTCTTTGGGATTACTACGGCTGGGTCTAGATCAATCGACCAAGGTCCAGAATTAGACCCTGCAACAGCGGCTACCTGACGAAATACTTTGCCGGGTTCTCTGATCTCCAAGTAGAAATCAGCAGCGCCATTTTGTTTTCCGCTAACTGCACCAAACCCTCCAGTGAGAATATAGTAGTCAGTGTTACTGAAGGTTGTAGCTGCCTTAAACGACTCTTGAAAGCCGAGGGGGATGTCAATGTGAATTTTTGTTACATCGGTAGGAATGCCATTAGTCAGTGCTGTATTTTCGTAGACTACTACGCGACCAGCAAGAGGGCTTCCATTGTTGTTGTAAGCCATAGACACCCTAGCGAGGGGAATGGGTAGGGCTACCCTTGTCCGACCGTTTAGGTTTACAACAAACGACACAAACGTGAACTGTTGGTCAAAACCTGTGCCACTGACTGTGTGACCTTCGATATAAATTTCTTCTTGGTCAGCAACAGAGCTTGAGGAGATACTGTCGATAGTATTAGCATTAACGTAAGTCTCGTTACCACCAACAGTCCAGACAGTCTGAAGAGATCCTGTTGTCAGTGCAGCAGATTTACCAAACTTAATAAGAGACTTGGCCTTAACATCAATTGACACCTCATCCCCGAAGAATTGGTAGATTTCACGCTCAGCTTGAACTAGACGACCATCTGGGACTTCGTAGTTCTTTCTGTCCCATGTGCCCATCTCACCTGTCCCTAGCTATTTGCTCTAACATCTGTCGGATTGCTTGAATATTCTCATCCATACGGGCTACAGCGATAGCTTGGTTCTGAACGCTGATCTCCAGAGCCTCAATACGAGTTTCATGTCGAACAAGATCTCTGGCATTACTGTCGATACTTGCATTAAGACCTGCAATGAACCACACAAGAGTGACGGTCTGAGCAATGACCGCAAAGATAATCGACAGTGGGACACTTTTAGAAAGGTGCCAAGGTTCATGACGCATATTCACCGCTCCGGGTCAGGCGTTTCTTGTTGTTGTTGTCCAGCGTCAGGGGCAGACGCCCCAAGTCATTAGTTCAACTCTCTGATCACACTAACCACGGCAGAACCTGTGTTGGGGAAAGTCTCTACCGAACTGTTTGAATAAGTAACTTCAAACTCCACATAGTAAGTGCCTACAGTATCGGTATCACCAGCAGCCCAATCGTATTGAATAACCCCGCCAGCCTCATCCACAACTGTCATAGGAGCATCTACTTTAATACCCCCTCCCACAGCCTTCATGTGGAATCTTACAGAAGCGCCAGCTAAGTCAATAGGATTACGGTCAGCATCTTTCAAAAGTGCCTGCAATGAAGGTGAGGTATCATTTTGTTTAATGCTAAATGCCATTATGCAACCCTATTGAAGTTTTGTTGTAACGAGGCGTAATTACGGTCGTTACTCAATTCAGCCCTGTTATCATTTTCACCTACGACTACGAAGTTATCACATTCTGCGAGACTTACTTGGTTATAGGCTTCGACTAGAGTAACACTATTAGCAGTATTACCTGTGATCAACACGGCCCGTCTTGTAGGTCCATCTATTATGATGGGGGTGACTACTGGAATACCCGTGAGGATGGATTCCCCAACTAATATGAAGAGAACTTCAGCAGTGCAGTCTTCTACAGTGGGTTGACCAGTGGTAATACTTTGGCCAGACAGGATAGAGGTCTGTAGTAGCTGGATATCACCGACAGTAGGGGCATCAGTGACTATAGCTTCTGAGCTAAGATTAGAGTTTATCGTTGCTGAGCTATCACCAACTACAGAAGGTTCACTGTTAATGTTGTCAGCTACAAAGATGTGAACTTGGGTAGCTTGAGCAACACTTACTACTGGCCGGTTTGTTGTAATACTCTGACCTTGCAGGTCGTGCTCTTGAGTAATACCAGAGGTTCCCAATGTGGGAACACCAGCAACAATGTTGTCTCCAACAAAGGTCTCGTCCTCTGCCATGTTGATTGAGGGAACAACAGGTGCCTCAGTAACAATATCAACAGGGAAGAAGACAGTGCCGGAGAAGAGTGTAGAATCTTCAACAGTAGGTTGACCAGTGGTGATACCCGTCAGGGCAAAGTCATGGTTTTGAACGAAGTCTGCATCATCAACAGTTGGTTGACCCGCAGCAATGGCCTCTGGGGAGAATACGTAGCCTTGACCCAAAGAAGACTGGTCAACGTTGGGCTGACCCGAAGTAATGCCTGTAAGGGCTAGGTCATGCTCTTGGACCAGAGCCGATGTACCAACAGCAGGAATGCCAGTAGTAATAGGCTCAAGGTTAAACTGACCCCCTTCAGCCAGAGTAATTGCAGAGACACTAGGGGCACCAGTGGTGATACCAACAAGGGCAACGGCAAAAGTCTGCCCTAAGTCACTCTCACCTATGGTAGGCTGACCAGTGGCGATACCCAAGAGGCTCAGAGAGTGATCCTGAGCGACCTCAGAAGCCCCTACGGTAGGTTGGGCTGTAGAGATACCCGTGAGGCTTAGAGCCTGCTCCTGAACGACCTCTGGGCTTCCTAGAGTGGGTTGCCCTGTCGAGACATTATTGCCACTTAGTGGGAAACCTTGGCCTAGGTCTGTAAAACCGACAGCAGGTTGGCCAGTAGTGATATTGTTGCCAGCAATAGAGAAGATCTGGCCAAGTGTGCTACTACCCACCGTTGGGTTATTTGTAGTAATAGCATTGGCTAAGAGGGTGCCGCCCGATGACCCCGCACTCATCGCGGTCATGTCAACAACTTGAACGGCGTAGTCCATATTGTTGCCGGTTCGGGAAGCGGACGCGCCGACCTCGGTCAGGCTGTTGAAGTAAAAGTTCCGCCAGCCGCGTGAGTAAGCAGTGCCCGTGCCGCTGGAATAGGCGTGCCCGACCACCAGCGATTGGGTCAGGTCTGTCAGGCCCGAAGACGTGATGTCGAACGTGGTCTCAAGGGGGCCACTGTTGGCAGCGGTGTAGCGCGTTACGGCCCATTCGCTGTTTTCAATGACGTGGGCAACGATCCGGTTGGTGCCGTTGCTATCGTGGTTACCGTCAAATTCCCAGTCAAGAGTATCGTTGTCCGTGAACGTGACAAGCGGCCAGTGGTCGGCAATTGCTTGGTTGGTGCCCGTTGCGGCGGTGTCACCCCGGAACCCGCTGATGATGAGCGAGTCCGCTTGGTCTGTGACCGCTGTGACGGACCCGGTGAAATCCGAAGCCGCGTAAAGATCGAACGTGCCGGTGTCGGCGCTGAAATCCCCGCTGTCGCCGTGAAGGACCGTCCAGTTAGAGCCGCTGAACTCGACAAGTGTCACATATACTGTGACGTTGTTGCTGATCGTTCCCTTCTCGACGTTCAGCCGGTCGCTGCTGTCGATCCACGCAATCGCCGTGCCGCTGTCTGCACCATCGCTGCTGTCATCGTTCATGATGCCAGTGATGAGCGGCACCACGGCGTTGCGGTCGGTCGGAGCCGTGA